CACGCTTTCAATATACACTAATTCTTTCAACACAATCTCTTCTGCAGCATTCCGGATATTATTTACAGCCATCGCCCATTCCATCTGGTCACGAGCTTTCAATTCTTCCGTAATGCCCTGCCGCTCCATCATCTGACACACCAGAATATCCATTCTCTCCTGTGCTTCATCGTCCACAGTATTCAGATGTTCTGTCAGTCTGTCTTCCAGCATATACAGTGAATACATTGCCGGACGATGCTCTTTCAGATATGTTTTCCGCATCATTCCATATTTCCCATAATGCGGTTCTTCATCTGTACTGACAAGATTCGGATAGTAAATTCCGTCTGCTCCAAGTGTGTAGGTTCCACCCATTTTTTCAAATGTGCTTTTCATGTGTTATTCCTCCTTGAAATCAGCGATGTCCTTAGATCATCGCAAAATATTTCAGGGCAGCCTTGATAGCATCTTCTTTCTCTTTCGGGCATTGTGGAACTCTTGCATTTTCTGATTTTGGAAGATTATAGTTTTCTCCCACTTCAATTCCACATTTGCGTTTTACCTGAGAAATATATAAATTTGAAACCTTCAAGCCAAATTCTTTCAGCACATAGTCTTTGATTTCCTGATAGGTTGCCTTCAACTCGGCACTGGTGGCATCCAGCTCATCCAGGTCTAAGTCGATCTCTATCGTGTCATCTGGTTTTTGTTGGGACAAAAGAACAACCGTCTCGACATGTTGTTCACTGTCCAAACCATCCCCAACGGATATTATCATATCCTTCTCGATGATTGGCAGACGGAAGGTGATTGACTTCAGCCACTGACCGCTCGGCTGCCGTTCTTCATAGATCTGGATCTCTTCAATGAGGGTTTCCATCAGTTTCCGCTGCTCTTCCTCGTTCATAAGCTTATAAAGCTTATCAAAGTAGATCAGGATCTTATAGATGTTGTCCCCGGTGACCTTTTGAGATTCGATGGATTGCTTTTTTGCCTTCGCCTCTATGAGGCTTTGTTCCTGGTCATCAATCTTGTCATACATCCGGTACAGACGGTCATCCAAGTCTGCTTTCAGGCGCTTATAGTGTCTGCCGTCCGGATCCAGCGCCTCAATCTCCTCAAGTGTTTTCCGCTTTACGGCATAGGACTGCTTCAGTTGTTTCTCCATCGCCTTGATCTCCTGATTGATGGCCGTGGTGTCCACCTTCATGTTGATCTTTTCCTGCATCATGGATGCGAACCGGGGATTGGCTACCAGTTTTGTGATCACTTCCACTACGGCCGCATCCAGGACATCTTCATTGATCTGCTTTTTATAATCACACTTATGACCCCTGGTCATCGTTCTGTGCTTGCAGCCATAGTAAAAGAAATCCTTATACTTTGTACCATCTTTGCGGTGCTTGATGCTCTTGTTGCCATACATGCCGGCTCCGCAGATCGGACACTTCACCAATCCTGAAAGCAGGTGTGTCCTGGTGTCCTTGGCCTTGTTCACATGCTCGTATTTCTTTGCCTGGGCGATCATCTTGACCTGGGCCTGATTCCACATCTCTTCGGACACAATGCCCTCATGCAGACCATCAACCACAAGATAATCATCCTGTTCGACCAGCTTGTACTCATTACGGGTACCGTGAACCTTCTCCGTCTTCCGGCGGCCATAGGCGATCTTCCCGCAATATACCGGGTTCTTAATGATATTGCGGATCAGTGCCGCATCAAACAGAGGATTCTTCCCGTTGTGCCTGGGAATTTTACGGATCCCATGGTTCTCCAGATATTTGGCAAGACCGTTCGCACCGATATCCGTGGAAACCCACTGTTCAAATATGGTACGGATCGCAAGGGCTTCCTCCTCATTGATTTCCAATACGCCGTCCTTAAGACTGTAGCCGTATGGAGGGAAGCCGCCGTTCCACTTTCCATCTCTTGCTTTCTGAATCCGTCCTTCCATAGTTTGGACACGGATATTCTCACGCTCTATCTCTGCCACTGCCGACAGGACCGAGATCATCAGCTTTCCGGCATCCTTGGAGGAATCAATGCCATCTTCCACACAGATCAGATTGACACCGAAATCCTGCATGGTCTGCAGTACGGAAAGGACATCGGCAGCGTTCCGTCCGAAGCGCGACAATTTGAAGACCAAGACAAAGGAAACATCATCCTTGCCGGTCTTGATGTCTTCCATCATGCGGTTGAACTCGTCGCGGCCTTCTATGGACTTTCCGGACTTGCCGGCGTCTTCATACTCTCCGGCGACCTCGTAATCGTTGAACTCAGCAAACGCCCGCATACGGGTTCGCTGTGCTTCCAGGGAGTACCCATCGATCTGCATCGCGGTCGAAACACGGGTGTAAACATATACTTTCTTTTTTTCTTGATTCACCTTGATCTTCCTTCCGCTTTAAGT